ATGCTTACTAAAATACGGGAAAGGAAACAAGAAAGGTTCCGCTTTCCCGTCGCGTTACACCTGATACAGGCAGTGGGCGCATTAACGCTCCACACGGGGGTCGGAACCATAAGTTATATAGCCAAAGCTATGGACATAAAAAATGCCCGCAGCAAAGTTATTTGGCGAGCCATCCTCGCCTGTATCAAATGTAACGCATTGCAAATATGAGGATTTATTTTGGAATGGCAAAAGAAAAAGTCTATTTTTGTAGAAAAGCAGGTAAAATGAAGAAAATAATAGACTTTATAAAGTATTATAGAGAGCAGCGTCTTAGAGAACGCTGCGTAAAATATGCATTAAAATCCTGTAAAGGAACAGAAAAAAGTATCGGAACTGAAGCAACCTTACTTTATAATTTTTTCAAAGCAGAAAGTAAAAATCTTACTGCTTTGATGTAATCCTTCTCGCAGGAAGAACAACCGGAACGTTAAATCGAACCCTACTTATAGAACTGTTTCCTTCTGTATGCGATTTAGAAGCACCACCCCCAATAACACAACTCATTACATTAACTTTACCGTCAGTATTCTTACTTTCATCAATAGAAACAGTAAGGTCAAATTCGACATTAGTCAATAATCTTTCACCAGAAGCAGTCTGAATACTCTGCATATCTTTTATCCGGACATAACTCAAAGGGTTAATTGTAGCATCTTTGTCTTTATATTCCTCATTCAAATCAGATACAGAATCTATAATTTGGGAAATAGTACTTTTAATAAATTCTTTAAGTTCCATAACGAAAAAATCACCCCCTCATACCGTGCGCCGACCGGAACCACCCGGAACCCGATTGAATACGGATTACACGATATGAGGGGATGAAATAAAAAGGTTTATATTCGGCTACTCAAAAGTATGAAATTATTTTTGAATGGCAAAAGAAAAGCGAAAACTTTTTAGATTTCCGCTTAATTCCATTCTTCAGTATCATTAAATATGAAAATATCTCCGCACGTACGTATCAAGGTAATCAGATTACTGCGCGTTCTTTTTATCGAACTCTTCCTTAGTCATGAACCCTTCTTTGATTTGCTCATCAGAAGTAACTTCTTTAGACAGCAGCCAGTGATAAACATTCTGATTGCTGGTTGTAACGACATAAGCCTGTTCAAACTCCCAGTTCCTCTTCCCCATGTAATTCATCGCGTCTACCATGGAGTTAAATTCCAGCTTCTCCCCCTCGTCATCAACTAGATATTGCTTCGCGCTGCCAGTCCAGAATTTTGTTTTCTGGCCAAAATCTACGGTCACAATGATTTTGGTACTCATGAACTTTGCGCTACCTACTAATTCACAGAAAACTTTGTAAGGCTCTTGAGCCATCACGTTCAGGCTAACAAAAGCCATAATTAAAAATAAAACTCTTTTCATCATATAAAACTCATTATTCTTCATCTTGTAAGGCGTTTGCATCAGTTGGGCGTGGTGCATCATCCTGCTCTGGTTCATTCTGAACTATACCATTAGTCAGCAAATCAATCTCCTTATCAAAGAGTTTAAAAATTCTCTTGGTTATCATCAGCAAATTCAACATGATATGCAAAATACCACCAAAAAAGAACGTACCTATTATCGTATAGAATAATCTATGATAAGTAATTGAAAAATGAATCATCTTCCAATCAACCGTCAAATGCTCACTTTTACCCAGCGTCAGATTCATAAACAACGATAACAATAACATCAACAATGATATCGGAATCAAATAGCAAATATTATAAAAAGTCTCCTTAATCAATGGCACTCTCTCCCTGTTATGCCGGGTAACAATCTTATTCATGACAAAGGAGATAAGCGTAGCCAACAAGTTTATAAAAATCGGAATGAAGATAGACAAAAACAACGTCAATACATTTAACACCTTGTCATTGTCTTTGTAAAACAAAAAGCTCGCACCAAATCCTAACAGCAATGGGAATACAATAAAAATATACACATTGCTTTTGTCTGTTTTCAAAATGCTATAATAGCTACTGAAAATATTCGATATGTTTATAAATCTCAGATTCATTTAACTGAAAATATTAAGTTCTGCATGCTCTTGAATAAAATCGCGAACTACCCTTTTAATGGAGAGATAAGAGGAGAAGTTATTTTCGTTAGCTTCTACTTCTATTTCGTAGTAAGGCCTAACTATATTTTCTTGCCCTCCACCTAAATATAAAGTCCTGGTTTTCGCATTCCTTCCTGTACCAATCGTAGAAACTACTTTTTTAGCACCTTCACCAAAGATATCATTTAAATCCGGAATTTCAAAAAGAGGATTGTTAGAATTTATCAAATTACGTATTGTATTTTCTTTATTTACACCTAATCTGTTTTTAAATTTAATGGTGAGTTCCATCGTATAATCTGAATTGTCCAAACCATCCATATAACCATCTGTTCTGTCAGAATGTTCATAGTTGGCAGTCAAAGTCATGGATTTATACCGACCATTACGCAATTCATTCATGTATGTATTCAACACAACATTCTTTCTCTCGACCATATATCCTTGTTCAACACCGTAATGGTCATTCAAATAAGACTTCAACAAAAGATGCATCAATGGATATATACCTTCATTATCCGTTCTTTCCAAAATCAGCAATGCCTTATTTCCACGCCGAGGAATCTTCAAAAAGTAAAAATACGGCTTAATAACCGCTTGATTACGTGTAACACGATACGCCGGATTCAATGGGTCATCTTTATCTGCAATATCAAACTCTTTACCATAAAGACCTGTTTCAATAATGCCGCATATATATCTATCCCGAGAATTTTTATGATGAAATTTTATCGTATCACCATCATCTGTAACATATTCCTGTGGAATACGAACGGTCCTACTCAGTGACTCTACATCCCCTGTACTATGACTATCTATAAAGTGAACAAACCCAGTATGATTATCAGAAATCACATTAAAAAAATCCGGGTCACTACCGAAATCAATATAGTCATGCCCTTTTCGCATCTGAATAGTATAAACTTCAATCGTTGTTTTCATAATAAGTTTTTAGCAATACGCCCCAAAGATACGTAAACTTTCGTAACGAAAATGATTATTGGTAAACAAACCTTTAATCTACCTCACTTTGAGATTGTAAATGAAATACCTATTTTTGTGAAAACCAATACAATCACAAAATGAATGAATTTACATTAGAGAAAGAGACTATTAATATATTGTCTTTGGACATTCTTAAATTTTATCATGAATCAGCTCAAAAAAGGTTAAGCGACCACCGCGATCAAGAAAAAAATACGACAGAAAGAGGATACAAGTTACTATCTATCGACTTAGGAATAGTGACAGCTTTAATCAGTTACATATATATTCACTGGAATATAGAGAATCCTATAATACAATCTTTACTTGCGCTTGCTATAGGAACCTTTTTAGCTGCCATCTGCATGATGATAGTAGTATATCCACGCTTATACATACCTTTAGGAAGGAAGCCAAGCGAATTCAGACCCAATCAAATGGCCCCCAACTTAAAAGGAGTCAAAGATGATATTCAATATAAAGCCATTTTAGCTAAAGAATTATCTGTATTAGAAAATGCTATAAAAGAACAAGAAAAATATAACAGAAGAAGAGCTATACTATTTTCTTTTTCCTTTGCTTTAATTATAGCAGGTATTATTGCTTCCTCTGTTATATTTCTGATTTCAACTATTTGCTGAGACCATCATGACCAATTGAAGTCGTACCTGTTTCCGGATGAATAGGCTCCGGATTCGGTAAGTCTGGGATACCATCATAATCTGGCTTCATAGTAACAAATGGCGAACTCCTCACCAAGATAGCCCAAAGGTGTAACCTGCACCTTAATCCGGTTGACTACGGATTTATCTTGATAAGGAGTTCATATTTTATGGTTATAACAACCATATATGGTTAAATGTTCGGGCATTACAAAGATAATAACTTTTAAATAAAAAAAGCGGAACTTGTTGAAAAGTTCCGCCCATTAGTCAAGATATTTCGGTAAGTGTTAATCAAGCGAAATGTACTTGACTTAATTCATTCGCAAACTCATGTACAGATTTTTGTATTTTATCAATAGTAGTACGCGATGGCTTGCGATGTCCTGTCGCATAATGGCTTAACTGACTCTTGTTAATTCCTGTAATTCGAGATAATCCAGCAAGAGAAAAAGCCTGTGTGTAATAAGAGAGGAAAGAAGCCATGTCATACTTAAATTCAAACTCAACTTCTTCAAAATGCTTTCCATCACGTTCGTATGATGATTTAATATCCTCATACGCTTTTTTGAAATCCTCAATAGCTTCTTTAGACGTTGCACCTGTAGCAGTAACCAAATAGTCCATATCATCTGCATCCATATAAATACTATAGTTACCGTCAGAAGCCATTTCAATAATAGCAAACACTTTTTTCATAATCTATTATCTTTATGGCAGGACTTATTTCAGTCCTGCCGCTTTTTTAATTGCGTTTAATGTTCCGGTTGCGACTTCCTGTTTTCCATGATTACTCATACAAAATCGTTTCCCGGTTTTCGGACTTTCCCAGACTGGGTGTCCGTTCTGTTGTTCTCCAGTGTCAAAGCACCCGGCTTTTTTAATCAGCCGTTCCAATTCGTTGTACTTCATTTCAATGTTCGCTTGATTAACACTACAAAGATACTCATTTGAGTACCATTTACAAAGAAAGCAACCATAAATGATACTCATATTAATATCATTTAACAAGAACTATAAAGATAAACGATTCGCTTTTGCGTATAAAAATCGCCGTTTTCAGGCGTAAAAAAACGAAATACCTTATTCCCCGCCGCCCGATTTGCCTTCGCACTATGTTTGTCGGCAAATCGGGCGGCGGGCGGCCGCGACGCTGCCCACCTCCCTAAACGCTGCTACGGCCATTTGCAGCCCCTACAGCCTGCCTTCGTCCCCGTAGCTGTAATAACTTCCATCCGTTACTATCACATGGTCAAGAAGCCTGATATTCATAATTCGTCCCGCTTCCAGCAGGGCATGCGTCAGGCGGTCGTCGTCCTTACTTGGTTGAAAATTACCTGACGGGTGATTGTGGCAGAGTATCATAGATACGGCGTTGCAAGAAAGCGCCTCACGCAAAATCACTCTTACATCTACCTGAGTAGACGCCAGCCCTCCGACTGAGATACGCTGTTTGCGGATGATTCGGGCTGCCTGATTCAGGAAGATAACCCAACATTCCTCTACTTTCAGGTCTGCCATGTAGGGAAGCATCACTTCGTAAACGTCGGCACTGGAAGTTATACGCTTGTAGTTGTTCTTCCGTTCCTTGATTCTCTTGTATAGTTCAATGACTGCCAGTGCCATATCTCGGCGTGCCGGTGTCAGCAGGTTGCAAATGTCTTCTATTGACACATTGCTGCCGTTCGCTAACATGGCGTTCACCTGATTGCTTGTTTCCTTGTTGTTGGTAAGCTGATAAACTACTTCTGCGTCGCTCAAGTGGCGGCATTCTCCGCAAATTTCGAATAAATCTTTCATAATGATGTTTATTAAATTGTTAGACAAATAAGGTTTTCGCTAAAAACATTCCACCGATAACGGATGCGCCAAAACTTTCAAGGTGGCAGGCAAAACGAGCGTAGGAGTAACCACGGGTTATCACGTCATCGAAGACAAGCACTTTTTTATCTTTGAAAAACTCCTTGTCGAAGTTGATTACCTGCACGTCGTTTACGTGCTTCCCTGATTTGCTCTCGTGGATTGCCAGCCGTTCACCCTCTACCGTGATATGGCTGTATCCGTTTACTGCTCCCGATAGTCTGGCCACTTCTTCCGAAAACTCTCTGTATCGGATTTCATTTTTCCGCTGGCTGCTGGCTGGGATACAGACAAACACCATGTCACTCGCTGACGTGCCAAACTGCTCACGGATTTTCTTTGCGACAAGCTGGGCAGCTGAAACTGCACATTTACCGTCTTTGAATGCCCACACAAATTTTCTCACCTGCCAGTCTCTTGCGCTGGCCTGATATTTTGTGGGCAGGTAGTCAAAGAAGTTGAACATGTACTTTCTGCACTGGTTTAGCATGGATTCGGTAAATGGTTTCATATCGGTAGGTTTTAAATTTATTCTGGTGCCGAGCTCGGGTGTTGAGCCTTTTCTTTCTGCTCTTCCTGCTCTGAGCTTTTTTTTATTCCGTTCGCTTTCGCTGCGGTTTGTTTTCGCCTTTTACACCTGCTCAAAAGGTGTTCTGAAGCGTATAAAGACAAGTTTTCCGGAAAAGCACAGCCTTGAATACTACCCTGAAAGGGTGGAGATTTTTTCAGGAACAGAGCTTGAACTTGGCATACGAAGCAGAACATTTACCTTTGCAGGTACAAAAGGCATAAACCGTAGCGGAAGTGATACCGAATTATTGGCGAAGAGCAGACAAAGAAGAGCAGTCAAGCAATACATAGCTTTAGCTATACCGCCAGTAGGGAGAGCAACGGGGCGGGTGGGCCGCTGCGTGAACGCCTTCGCAACCTCAGAAAGACTACCGAGTGTCTTTCTACCTCTTAACCCGAAAAATCCCCATTCCATCATCAAATAGCCTGCGGTTGCCGATGGAATGGGGATTTTTCGGGCGTGAACCGATGTAAATGGGGCGAATTATCAGATAATCGGGGCGAGTTTTTAGCGTGAAAACTTGTCCCAGCAAATCTAACGGACTGAAACAGAGGTTTCAATTCGTGGCAGGAATCAAAAACCCTTGGTTTTTGTTACGTTTATGCCCGACGCGCGCCGCCCCGCGGTTGCGATTGCAACTAATTTTCATCTCGGGAAATGTGACGCAAGCGGAATCCCACCCCCTGCAAAACGGCACAAAAAAAATGCACCACCGTAGTACGGCAGTGCATCCAACCATCCTTAGCGAACGGTCTATAACATTATGGGGCATACGATGTCACCTTAGATTGCCATATACGCAAGAACTCCTTACGCATGAGCAGGTACTTGAGTGCATCCGTCAGATTGGTAGATTCTTTTGGCAGACGCTCACGCGGCAACTTATCACCAGTCTTTTGTTTTACCACCATCTGGCTACCACCATCATCTACCAACCTGGTCTTGGTTACTTCCATCTCAGACTTCAGGTTAGGACAGTTATACTGGTCTATCAACAGAGAGAAGAGCTTACCAGCCAGGTTCCCGGACAGCAGGTCAGACATAAACCGGTACTCCAGATTCGAACCGATATTCCCTTGTCCTACAGACATTAATTGTACACGCCATCCGGTCCTTCTACCTTCTGCATCATATTCAATGGCATTCTTTATCTGTGTGGCCATATCCGCCTTCACTCCCTTGTAGTTGTTCATCGCACGGTCATAATACAGCTTCAGCACCTTGGTACGCCGGGGAGCGAAATACCGGACGAACTGTGCCCCCAGTTCCCGCACGGTATCAGGAGGAAGCGTGAAGAACTCCTTCAGCACACGGTACTCACGTCCCAGCTGCTGCCCTACCACCAGAGACAACATATTACCTGCATCCATCCCTGCCTCGAGAGGCATATTGTTATTATGGTAACGCAATACCGTACAGTCTTCCTGCCAACCCAGCGGCTTCTGGTCTATAATCTTATTCAGGTACCCGTCCGCATAGAAATGCCGGATGGACAGATTCGGGTAGAACAACATGCTGGCCTCTATCTTCGGGATAATGGAAAGGATATTACAAGACAAACCCTCCAGCCCTTCAGCCAATTCATCAGAAAACCAGTCCAAGCCCAATATATCCGCATTGACATAAGAAGAAGAAATGAAAAAGAACGACACACGGCGGCGAGTCTTAATCCATCGCTCTTCCCAACGTTTCATATTACGACGGGCCAGTTCGACAGCCCTGGCAGCTTTATCTACCTGATTCTGTAATGTCCGCTCAGTACGTTGCCGTTCGACCAGTTCCCGGTACTCCTGCAGGTGCGACACATAGGTCTTCTTACATTCGTTATAAACCAGTCCGGCACGCAGCATGAGCATAATCTGTTCTTTTTTATTCTGCGCCGACAGCTTCAGAATCCAATCGTATTCACCCAGATGGTTAGGGTTCGGCATATCGGTAGTCAGTGTCCTGGAACGGTACCACACAGACTGTCCGTAACGCACATAGAATCCACGTACGGCCTTCAGGAGGTTCGTGAATTTTTCTTCAGGGAAATATTTAACCTCGTCGCCAAACACGCCCACGTAGGAACGTCCGGCACCAATGGCCAGACGATCCAAAGATATGAAGGTGAAATTAAAGCCCGTGTAAAATACCATGGTATTACGCCAGTCGGTACAGACATTATACATTCGCAACCGCCATTCTTCCGGAGGAGCTTCGTTTATCACGTAATGCGTGCCCAACTCCCACCCCAGCAGCTGGAGCCCGTCAATTAACGATGGAATCACGTTCTTATGCAGGTCAGAGTAGGTATCAGCCACCCATGCGAACGGAGCGCCCGGGCAGTCCTGGGCTGCTTCCTGAACCCGTTCTGCCAAAACCTGCACTGTCTTGGCAGATGCACGACCGGCCACCCAATAGAGTGACCAGGGCATCATGATGGCCAGCAGCTGGGCTGTCCAGTTGGCGAAGCGTGTTTCCACGCTATCCTCTGAAATTTTCAGTTTTTTCTTGCGTGTCATCGAGAATCTCCTCAAAGTTAATATCTATTACCATCGCATCACGTTTAATGCGTGTACGGTCTTTTTCTGTAAGGTCAGGAATCTTATCAATCTGTGCGGCAAGTTCCGTCCGGTCGATGGAAGGCACGCCAATCTGAGTTGAATCAAGAGTATAGACTTTTATATCTTTCTCCTTGATTTCCTGCCGTTTTACCTTATCCGGTTTATCAAGTTGTTTAACCTTCCAAGCCTGAGTCAGCAAATTACCGTATATCTCCATATCCTTCGCCCCTGAAGACGAAAGAAGTACCGTCTGGGCAGCTTTCATCAGGTTGTCGTAAATCATATTACGATGTGCAGCAGGCTCAATGGTATCATCCAGGTAAAACAGATTCACGGCCTCGTAGTACATTTCTCTTGCACGGGGACGGGAACAGCTGAAAGGTTCGTGCATGAGCATGGAGATGGCACGATCCTTTCCGTATTTGCGCGTAATGCCGACTACGGCAAAAAGCGCATTATAGTAGTCCTGCTCTTCTTCGGACAACTGATATTTGCAACCGGACTCAATGTAGTCCTGCAGCTGCTCGTAATAAGATTTCTCAAACATCTAAATCATCAAAAAAAACTTTTGAAACATTATTTTTAAACTCGATTGCACGGCGCATCTTGTCCAACCGCTGGGCCTGTGTCACATTCTCACCCGTGGCTGCCGCATCCGCCATGGAAATGCCTTCTTTGGCCGTCTGAAGGAGCTGGCCACGGTCATAATGATACTTCAGGGGTGACATAAGAAGGCTATAATAGAACATAAATTCGTTTACCTCTATGTTGTAGTACATGGCAATCTGCTGGGGTGTGTAACCTATCCCAGCCAGTTTCTCGTATTCCTCAATGGGGATACGGGAGAACCATTCCGGACGATTCTTATCTGTCCATTTTATTACCGATTCTGAATTCATAGACTTTCTTCGATTTTAAAAATACATACTGTTCCTCGAGAGCATTTTCTCCATAGTTTCCGGAACCTTCCACCACATAGCATCCGGTATCCGTGTCCAGGCAAGTCACTTTCTTGTGTGTCCATCCATAGGTTAGCGTAATGACACCCTCGTTATGCAGCTGCTTGAGTCTTGCAAAAATCAGCGGCATACGGAACTTGAGTGTCTCTGACACATGAAGATGCACGGTACCAATCAACCCTTTATCCTTGTATCGCAACAGTGCATTGATAATTCGCTCGTTGGTGGAATAAGTGGCCACATAGATGTGTCGCACGTAGCCGGCATGGCGAATCAGGTACACAATGAAGGTAAAGGCAGTGAAGCTCTTACGGGTTTCAATGAAGAAGGCTTCATTGGTTCCCGGAAGGCGACCGCACAGTTCCCGTAGATTATTCAGCTTGAAACACAGAATATTCTCGAACCGCTGGGAGTACATGCGCGACTGTCTCACCTCGGCAAACAATTCGTCCAGATTGAAGTACCTATTCATCGCCCAGTAACCGGTTTATCTCTGCCAGCTCGGACTGGTAGGCTTGCAGCCGTGCCCTCCGCTCCAGCTCGAGGTGTGGCTTATCCCGTTTGGCCATCTCGTCCTGAACCCGCCAGATGTTGTTACGTAATCTTTTCTGACGCACCATGAGCTGCTTCACATTCAACGTCAATAATTCTCTCCGGCGGTGGAATGCAGTAAATATCGGATGTTTGCCCAGGATGGAATGATGCTGCTGGTAGTAATTCAATTCTTCCCATATCATCCGGTTCTCGAGATAGGAGTTAATCAGTTCCCGGGCCACCTTAGCGCACTGTTCGGTAGACGTACATTCGCGAAGCTGCTTATGCAAATTCACATAGGCGTGATATTTGGTGAATTTTCGCGATGCCAGCGCTTCGAGTTCAGCCGGACAATCCGGTTCGGAAAGGAAAGGGAATTCATCACGGAACGATTTAGGTTTACGTTCAGAAAACAGCACAACCTGGGAAGATGCCACATAGGTATAATCTTCATCAATCCCATATTTTTTACACAACCAGTCAATCATCAGGCGGCGATTAGCCACCGGATTGGACTTGATCAGGCGTAAAGTCAAAGAGGGTGCGCCCGCCTCGATAAGAAGCTGCACACCCTCTCCGGCGTTCGCACCTGCACGCAACCAGGTGAGAATTGTTTGTTTCATTTCTTAGTATCCAGGAATGGGTTCAAAAATTTCACATTCTCCTGAAAATGCTTCAGGTAAAGGAAACATTTGTCTGCAATAAGCCGTTCGACCGTCTTTGAGTCAGGCTTCTGTGAGACAACCGGAAGAATCCATCCATCCGTATGAAAGTCCAGACGAATGGGGTGTACCGCATACGCACAACCATATACAGTGAGTAAGTGATACTTTCCAGAAAGGATTTCCGGACATTCTTCAAACATCTCTGTCAGCTTTTCCTTCTCCAGCAATACCGGGCAATGCGTATTGTAATCATACGCTGCAAGCCGTAGCGTATCACTCAGCAAAGCAGCAGTATTTTTCATCATAACCGCTTCGGCTCCGGTATAACGATTTGGATTGAGCATACCAAAATGCTTAAATATGGCGATATGACACAAGCCTACATTATCTATCAGATAGGAACCAGGTTCAATCAGGATAAATTTTTCAGACACAGACTCAGATACTATGGCCAGCTTCAATACCTCGAGAATATCCAACTGGCTTCCTTCAGCACCATTGTATTCAATATGCTCAATAAACATATCCTTAGTATATTCTACCTGGTCACCAATGGTGACAAAGCGAATATTTTCAAGCAGGTATTGAGCACAAGATTCAATCACCTTCACAACCTCTTCTTCCCGGTGTTTCGCCTTGAAAAAGGGAATCACGACAGTATAAAAAGGATTTACATCCTGCGCATTCAAATCGTCTGTAGCACCTTCAGGTGAAGTATTCACCGAATCAGAATCAGTTTGAGCTTGTAATGTGGCGTCTGTTCCTTCAGAATTATTTTCGGATGCTGTATCCACTGCACCCAGATTTTCTGCAGGCTGCTCTACTGTAGCAGCCTGCTCTAAATTTTCTTTTTTCTTTGTCATACACCTTCTTCTAATGAAGCGGCAGCTGCCGCTGTTAAACCTAAATAAGCATCAATATCCGGCTCTCCTGTCTGAGGAATCAGATTCAGGGGAATACGTCCGATAGGAGTTGTAGGTATCTCGGATGCCAGTTCAATCGTATTTTTGCACGCCTCCTTATCGTCCTGGCCTTCATCAGAACCAAATCCCAAAGGAGTACAAGGAGTACCAGCGATTTTCGCATCTTCAGTACCGCAATTAATCACGATAGAACCCAAGTCTTCATTCACAAGGGTATTGCGGCAAATCGCCATTTCTTTAGTGTCTCCTGGTGACTCCCATGCTGTATGATGCAAGTACCCCTTAGCATCGGCGGAACCAGTCAGAGTATCCCATGATTTAATGGTACTGGATGTACCATAGACAGCAATCGGTTTTTTACCTTCTGCAAAGGCAAAAGCAGTCACCGTAATACCATCAGTATCTTTCTCAAAGGTTTTTACATCTTCCCATCGGAAGAGAATCACATAATGCTTCTTGCCCTTCGGTCTACCGGCCGAAGAGCTTGTTTTTTTAACTGAAACTAAAGTTTCTGCCATATTCATACCTCCTATAATTATACACCCAGTTCTGCAGGTGCCAGTTCATCCACCAATGCAGTAGGCAAATACGCAAAAATAGCTTCCTTAATCCAGAATCCGGTACCTTCTCGCCACTCTCCCAGTACCTTAGCTGCATAGTCATCAGTAGTCATACGCAAACCTACAGCCTGAGGATTGCGTGACATGACATGTTTGAAGTTTTCTTTTGGTGTGATGAAGAATGCACCGGTACCACGCATCCCCTCGATTGCACCAAACGTAAAGCGGGAGAAATCCACTTTGACTTTCTCACCATCCTCATTTTTTGTTGTCGGGTATTTTGCACGATAGGCTCTTCCGTATTTCACAATCAGTTCTGGGTCGGCATGGATGAACATCGTCTTGTTCTTATACAAAGGACTCACTTCATCTACTGCCTTATCTATCTGGCTCAACAATTCCTCCCCTTCACCAAGAGCTGCTGTATCTTTCAGCAACCAGGTGATATCAGTGTCAGAAGCCTTTTTCAAGTCACAGAGCTGTGTCAGGAATCCATCACAGGTTTCATCCGCATTATTCGGAGTATATGTACTGCCTGAAGCGGAAGGTTCTTTGTAACGTCCCTTACACAAAGCTATTTCGCGGTCATCGTCCAGTTTCGGCTTAATCAACTGCTCTACGATGTAACGCACAATTGGCATATCTTTCGGTTCCAATGACTCGTCATAGAGATATCCCAATACATCGTTAATGATGTCAGACGGATAAATCTCTACGTTAATCTTCATCGGGAACTGTTTGATGGTCAAAGGAGTAAATTTAGTCTTACCTTTAGGGGTAAACTTCGGAGTAAATGTCTGAAGAACCGATTCAATGGCAGACTGTGAAGCACGTACCTCAAACTTGTCGGTGATTATGGTAGACATATAATTGGTACAAGATATCGGACCAACCAGTTTCTTAAAAATTGACATCTTGTCAGATGAAACATACTTTCCGAACTCAGTTTTCAACTCTGACGTGTCCACAGTCGTGTCACCCGTCCATACATCACCAGTTGCCGCAGCTACGTAAGCCTTGTTGTGAAGCAGGCTCATGTCTGGTTTAAATTCCTTTTTCATCTTACCATCTGTTCCGTTTGTGAACTCTACACCACCTTCACCTGGTAACTTACCCAATTTTTCATTTTCAGCCTTCAGTTTTTTAATTTCGTCCTGAAGCTGAGCAATGGTAGCCGCATCCTTTTTTGACTGGGCTTCATATTCAGCAGCTACACCTTTAACCGATTCCTCGGCAGATACCCCTTCTTTCTCCTCCAGTTCAGCCAAATCCTTGACGAAAGCATCCGTAAATTGCTTTCCCCATTTTTCAGTAAGTTTCTGCTGATCACCAGCAGATAGGATGGAACGGCCATCGGCATCCTTGGCAAAAGAAGAGATGCCCAGAAACGACATGACGGCAGTAACCGTCAACAATAAATTTCTGTTTCGCATTTTATTTTATGTTTTTGGTTTGTAAATAGGCAGAAACCGCGTTGTCTCTTGCGATTTCACGCGCCCTGTTAATTGCATACTGTTTATCACCGATAGAATCAATCAGGCCGTATTTCAGTGCGTCCTCTGCATAGAACATACGTCCGGAAATGATACCCTCTACTGACTTGTCTAATTTCTCCCCACGGCGTGCTACCACTGAATCCTGGAATCGTTGTGCCAGCGGATTCAGCTCTTCGCGTTTGATAAGGTCATACTTGCCCTCTTTAGCCGCTTCAAATGGTGCGTTCTTATAATTGGACAAATCGGAATAAATGGTGTGTATCTTGACACCCTCTTTCTCGTAATACTTGGCATAATCGGGAAATGACATCATTACACCGATGGAGCCGAACTCGGAAGAAATGGTATTCGATGCGATAATTTCGTCACAGAAAATGGCCGTGTAATAGTTGGCAGAAGCGCACATATCGCAATATGCGATTGTAGCCTTCCCATTTTTACGCGCAAATTCAATCGCCGCGGTCAATGGAGCGATGGCATCCACACAACCACCGCCGGAATCCATATCCAATATGATTCCAGATATATTCGGGTTGGAGGCAGCTTCATATATCATATCGGCTATCTCGGTAGTACCATACGCGCAATACGTGCCATACTTCAGCATGGTACCGTGTACGGGAATAATTGCTACGGTATCAGCCGGAAGGTCTCCGGCAAAAGAAGATGTCCGGCTCATCTCCTTGGAGTAAGCCTGACCTTCGATAGGTTTACGATCTGCCAGCGTCCCCTCTGCGGACTTGTCGAAGGAACCAGTAATAATCTGCTCCAGAATTTGGTGCGATGACTCCACGTCACGCAAGGCTATAGCCCATTGGGAGCGCATAATGGCAGCATACAGGTGTGATAAATGCATAGTGTAATTATAGTTTTTTCGTTGCTACAAAAGTAGATGCACTATACCACGCATAAAAGGACTATAAAAACTTGCTCGATTCCGGCTGCTGCCCCTTATATGTCAATCGTAAAGCATGGGGAGAACCGTCACCTGACAGGCTTAGCACCACCGGAAACTGGTCGGTACCAACTACCCTCGAATTGCCGTCAGTATAATCCAACCGAACTAAAAGATAGATTCCTATCCATGCCATTATTTCTCTCTGATTCTCTTGAGAAGAGTCAGAAAACGAAATTGTGAGATTAACCTCGTAATTTGTACCATCAGAAGATAACTGCTCGCTAAATTCAGCAGATGAAAATTTCATTTTGTCCCAAATGCCCGATACCTTAATCTGTGATACACCTGGAACATTAGTCACCGTGGATTCAGATAATGCGATAAAAGACACGCCGCAAATTGCAGCCCGTTTACTTTCTCTATTTTGCATAATTGCTTAAAGTTTAAGTAGTTTTGCACGTGAACCTGCAAAATCAATTAAAGATTAATGTGTGAAATAATATTAAGGAAAAAGGCTTAATTGAAGTTCATTGGCAATCTCAGTAGTTATGCGACGACGATTACGGTAGTCATACTTTTTCACAGTGTCGTAATTAACTGCATTACGCTTGATATTATAGCTATGAAGAAACGCCTGGATAATCTTATCCTGCTTGTACCCCTTCGAATAGCCTACAAAGAAGTATTCCTTGATACGAAGCCTGAACTGAGCTTCGATGAATAATCGCAGCTGCTTCTGCTTCCATTCTGGAATGTAAACAAAATTCTCACTAAATATGGCATGGTTCCATTCCTGCACAGGGAGAATTATCCGGAAAGGATTCTCCCCCAGCTCTTGCTTTCTTGGTCGGTCCGTAATGGTAACCATTGCCTGGATCATGCGACCTATCTCATGTGTACCATCCGCCATCAGCTCACCCGTACGCCGGTTCTGCTTCAGCTCATGGTATAGAAAGTCCTGAAGATGCGGTGCCAAATCAATAATAACGAAAGGTCTGTCCATAATTATATATGCTTTACGCAAAGATAACCATAATGCGGTAAATATCTCGCATTAAACCATACATATCAACCCACCTTTCGCATAGATAGGTCTAAAATTCGTGCTTGAGTGCACAAACAGCCTAAAAAAATCATATCTATTTGATTATCAACATATAAAAACCGTACTATTTTCGTACAAAACCCGTACAAAATCGAGTGCGCTGGTACTTTCGTGCATTTTTCGTGAGAAAGTACGGAAAGTGCGGAATAGTGCAAAAAGAGTGCAGACAAAACATTTTGAATATCAATTAATTAAATGAATAAAAATTCATTCTGCACGATTGCACAATTTTTTTTTCTAAAATAAATAAGGGTATATTTACAGCCTTAAAAAAAATAAAAAAAAGAATATTATTATATGCCGGATTCCGCTTTTTCGCACAAATGCACACCAATTCTTAATCTATCTAAAAAAGGGGTGAGAGGGGAAAAGCCGGACAGGGGAAAACAAATGGCGCACCGCACGCACAGAGTGCGTACAGTACGCCAGGGAAATGCTTCGACTATGGTTTTCGATAAATGCTTCGACTGTTGTTTACATCAAATGCTCAGGGTAATATGTATCGCATAAGAATTCGAATTCACGGGGGAGCTTTCGGCACCCAACTATCACCGCAATACCTCGTGCGGCCAGCTCGTATAAACGCTGGGTCGTGGATGGGCTTTCGCGGAAATTAAAGTCATCTACCAGCACATAATAGGCCTCTGAGAGTTCGATGTCATATACGGAGTGCTTCAGAATCTTCCTGGCATCGCTCCTGATGGTAGCCAACCGGCAGCGCATGGCCAGCTCGCAAACCATTTTCGTACGCTGGTTATTATCCGGACTGATGCAGGTCATTATTTTGTTGCTTTTTTTGCTCATATAATTTGCTATTTATTTGGTAGTTAGCTGAAAAAATCGTACCTTTATAGAGTAATAAATTGGGGTATCGCATACCTACTTCGAGTAGAAATGTCTGCTCAAATGAACAGGTTTTACGTATCCTGGTCTTCTGTATATTTTCCGGTAATCAGCCGAAAATTCAATCTTATCCATACTTATGTCATCGTGCTGGTGATAATATATGTACTGGCAGACTACCTTAATAAACACATCAATACTTTCTGGAACAACCACTTCACAGACGCTGATAGTATCGCCCGGTGCCAGTCCGTCAAGCATATTATATACTTCTTCCTGGAACTGGACGAACCTTACCATATCTTTACGGTATACGTCCAGCTCGGAGTCATCATTCAATCGATATTTTGATAAATCATTGTTCATCAGTAAGAAATTCTGCTATCATTATTATTCACAGCCTTTTGTTGCGCATATTCAGAAGATGTATAGTACTCAGGTGTACCAATGGTAAAATATTCCACACCGCCTGCCTTATCGTCCAGGATAGGATTACCTGAACGGGCGTCAAACTTGCAAGGCTTCCCGGTCACCGGGTCCAGCTTCTGGGGATTGAAGATGTAGCCGCGGAACTGGCAATACTTCAGCAATCTCTTCTTGAACTCAGTAGGAGAATTAGAAAACTTGCGCATGTTCGGATCATAGTTGCAGTATTCATCATACAGTGTCTTACGAACCAGTCGGACATTCAAGTGAGAATCTGCACTGAAGTATTCATCTGCCCAGGAAATGAATACCTCAGTGATTTCCTGACGTAACCTACGTTCAATCAAACGCTCCTGCGGTGCCTGTACGACTCCAAACTGAAGGTAGAGCTGCACGCAATTAGCTACCAGATTCCAGCACAAGTTCCATTGTTCAAAATCCCATTCCGTAAAGAAATTGCATCCGAAGTCATCTATCGGCTTATGGGTGTCGTTGTAAAAATCACTGAACCCCAACAGCCATTGACGATCTGTGAAAGAAGCACCTTCACCCCGGATGGCATGGTTAGTGGCAATGTATATCTTTGGAGAAGTCTCGTATGGAAATGTAATACGGCGTCCGCCCTTATAATTGACTGTCCAATCCCCTGTAAGATTTGGGAAAAGACGCTCGAAATTAAAGTTCATCAGCACGTCATCAATGAATACCAGTTTGGTATTCTCCACCACGTCGTTCCATACGAACTGGTCCTCCAGCAAATCTTTCCGCTTCCCGTTCACGTAAGCTGAAGGCAGAATATGTTTCATCAACACACCAATAAGCGATTTACCGGAACGCCCATTTGACTCTCCCACCTCTGATTGCTTGCCGTCCATGCCAATGACCGCGCGGTTAACGGATACATCCTTGTACTCCATTGCCATATAACCAATGGCACAGAGTTTGGCCAGCAGATGTTTTCGGTTCTCGAGTAATTCCTCCGGTTCAATCTCTACATCTCTCTTACGCCAGGTGAAGTCGCTGGTATTGATCAGGAACTGCAAAAAATGGCAGGTCTTCCCTTCCGGAGACAAGGTATAGTCCAACGTGTCATCATGCCCGGCGAAGGTGATCAACGGACGGCCAAGGTATTTTGCCGGGAAATCACGTCGCTGTTCTGCCCATACATGATGGGTGATTGACTCGTATCCAAGCTCCTTCACTTCATGCTGGGTCACACGCCAGCAGTTTTTCTGAAAATAGAATATCTGTTCGGTACCTACCGGATGAAGGAAGTCAGGATAAATGAAGTGCAGCAGGGATAATTTATCCGGCCCTACATACTGTGTCACACCCTTAGACAGCATTTCGTTGATAGCTTCAGAACAGTTGTTTTCCGCAAACTCAAAAAGGAAATCGCGGGCTTCTGAAGCCTCGATTATACGTACAAATGGCTGCTCCAGCCGGATGAACTGGAAAGAACCATCCAGTCTCCGGAAGCGGCCAAAGCCACGGTTCTGCAGGAACCGACGGCTAGGTACATAGCGGAACTCATATTCCGTGTAAGTATCACCGCTCCGGCGGGACTTCTCCACCGCTTCCCAAAACATTTCATCAGATTCAATCGCCTGGGCAGACTCAAGCTGCCCGGATTCATTGATACGCCAGCGGTGTGAACCATAGCGGAACTCCGGAAGACGTGACAACACATCCTTGTGCATTTCGGCAAAATGCTTAACCGAATCAAGGCCCCATAACGTAGACAGCTTATGGTCAGTGTATGCTGAGATGCGAAAAAGCTGAAGATACTTACCGGTCAGGTTCTTTTCATTAATTAGCTGGTCGAAGTCGGCCATCAACTCCTGCTCCTTACCCTGAAGGGAACCAGCCAGCAGGTCATCAATGCCCTTTTCGTTTTGCTCGTTTTTCTGTACATGGCCGACATAGATTTCTACGTATAGTTCTCTGTTCCGGAGAGAACCCATATAGTCACGGAAGTTACGCGCTGCATAGTAGAAATTACGCGGACGCTTCTCTACCTGGTCATTGATACGTATGTTGGCCGAAAGGTCATTCCAATCGGAGTCCATAATGAAAAACACTTCCTGGACATGACACTTTTCGATGATTCGAATCAGGTCTTCAGGAAGACGGCCACCGCAGGCAATGTTCTGTATACCGGATATAGCCAGCGAATACATGCCATGCTTACAGGCTTTTTCTGCTTTCTTCTCACCTTCCTGGATGAAGAGTCGCTGCAGGTGTTCACCTTTGTTATAAAGCTGACGGATTTTGTCCGGAATGTATATCGGAGTACCGCCCCCATAAGGTGAACGGTACTTGAAGGGTTTGCCTTCTTTATCCAGGTGTTCCTCCGGGTACTGCCAGCGAACACGGAAGTATTCGCGCATTTTGCCGGTCGGTTTGCCCTTTGCGTCTTTCTGTTCATAAGTAACAGGTTTCCCCTCGAGGTCATAATACTTGATAATTACATCATCACCATTCAAGTCGATGTCACCTTTGGAATTAACCGTACCTTTGCTGAAGGTATGGGATAATGTCACCGTTCGGTTAGTAGTGGAATCAAAGATATGTGCTACCACATCGTCCATGGTAAGTCCTGAACCCTGAAGCATAGCAACACAATAAGAAGAAGCGTCCAGCCCCTTAAGCTCTTTAGAACCTTGTTTGGGTTTTGTTATCTTTGGTTTCGCAGGAACAGGAGAAGAGGTAATATCCACCCCAAATCGTTTAGCCAGATACAATAGCGCATCGTTGAACGCCATGTTCTGAACCTTCATTAAGTAGGTGAGAGCGTCATGGCCGCCGACGTTGCACTTATTAAAGCACCCATATAGTTCTTTCTTTGAATTGTAATTGAAAGTATTCTTACCACATACCGGGCATTTACCCCGGTAATCGTACCCTTTTTGCTCTTCCATGTCCTGGAAGTCTCTAATGACTTCCAAGACATGCCCCTCGGCAGCTCTTTTTATTCTGTCAGTGTTATCTTTGGTTATATATTGGCTCATATTCTGGTTATTTTTTGCAAAGGAAAAAATTAGAAAGTTGCTGCAAAAGGACTATTTCTTAGTAACTATCTCCAACCTGACTCGCCCATGCAGTTCATTGTTCAGGAAAAGTCGGGTGATTTTCATCCATATATCGTCTTCCGCTGCGTAAGGGGCAAACGCCCGGATAATCTTACGAGCATGATATTTTTGCATCCTACGGCGTTTTACCAGGTGCAATCTATTCAGTTTTACACTATCTTTTTTTCTTGTCATGGTTTTTCTTTTTTATGAAGAATTTGTGCTTAGCACGCAATCTTCGGTTCAATTCTGAAATACGGTCGTATTCAGTGGGTATGTCTTTATATGTCACCATCTAATAAAACTCCTGCTATATCTCGAGAAAGCACATCAAGAATAAATATCCGTTCATTCTCTGTGTAATTTTGAATATGTTCCCGGACAAAACCAAGTTCCATCCGAGCTACCTCCTTCAGCTCATCTCCCCTTGGAGAGAGATAACCGATACCGGCTATCTCGGCCGATATTTCTGGATTTGTATTTTTTGTGCGGTCTGTCATAATATTCCTTTTTTTACCAGACGAGATATTGCTATTTCTTCTCCCAAGCCAATCAAAAGCCAAGGATCGGCATATTCAACAGTAAATTTCGACATATCCTTATATTCAGCATGCTCCTCAATCTTTATGATACGTAATACACATTTATTATGCGTTTTTTCGATTGTCATCTTTAGTATATCAGTAATTTCTTTATCGCATAAAAAACTTATTTTTTCCATACTACTATATTTTCATCAGTCATCCTCTATAATTTTCTTCCCACAAAAAGGGCAGTACTGGTAAGTTAAGTCAATACTGCTTTGAGTTTTACAAAAGGTACCATCCTTCTTTTTCTTGCGATATAAAACCTCTATAGAAGGAAGTAAACGTATCTTTCCATTAATAGGCGTAAATACACCTCGTATCATTGCATGGGGGTCACCTGTGGCCTCTCTCACTTTCTCCTTAGCTTCTTCAAAACAATTACATGCCATAATCAATCTATATTATTTACTGGTTTATAGTCAGGAATCTCACTCCAAGAGCCCCTATCTTCTTGTACAAAGTGTTCCGTATTCACATATTCGGGGTCGTCAAAATGACGCTGAATGGCATTGATTATTTCTAATTCTTCTTCAGCACAATCAATATCTCCCCGCTCAACATGTTTTGCACATATATCACCAAAAATATCTCTGATTAGGTATAACTGTTCGTCTGTGAAAATATTATTTGCCATATATCAATCAATAAAATATTCACAACTATAAGCTCCAGAATCGCTGGGGAAATCTACATTCACACAATATTCACCACACATTAAGAATGGTTTGTCTGAAGTGATTGTACCTTCTTCATTTGTGGTCGGATCTAAAAGTTTTGCACCTTTCACCATTTTGTCCAATGCAGCCTTCATCTTATCTGAAGTAAAGCACGTTATCCATCGCCCTCTTCGTTCTACATGAATTAATCCCATGCCTAATGAAGCCATAGCATCGTTAACTACTTTTTCTGCTTCTGAAGCGCTTAAAACAACTTTCGTTTCAAACTTCTGTACTTTTACATCTGGAAACTTTGCAATAAAATCTTCTTTTACCATAATCAATAATCCTTTCTCCTATCCAAGCAGGATATACATCACAAACAGGAATAGGTAATACATTTTAGTTTTACTCATCTTTCTTTATTATCACTGCTATAGTCTTGGTTCCAGTACCGCTTTCCTTGAAAGCGCCTGCTTCAATCTCGTATTTAAACCCACCATTATCCTTTAGCCATTGTCTGAAATCCTTACACTCAGATTCACTTCCCAATTCCCAATGAGGACCAGTTATTGCAGCCAGGACACCTCCGGGATTTAAGCACTCATACATACGCCTTACATGCCGAATGTCCTGATTTTTACTGAATGGTGGATTTGCTATAATCTTATCATACTGTGCAACATCACACTTCGTAAAGTCATCTCCAAGAATACGTATATTATCCTTTTTCGATAGAATCTCTTTATTCTCCGGCATAAGTTCATAGCAATCTACAATTATGTCCGGACAGCTTCGATGAATCGCATCTATGATAGCACCAGTACCAGCACTGGGTTCCAAAATCTTTTCATCTTCATGCACGCCACCTGCCAACATAACAAGCCAGTCTGCTACTTCTGGAGGTGTTGCAAAAAACTGGAAATCCTGCTGAAGGTTACACCTCTTACCTTCATGAAGAATAGAGAATACACGTTCTGCGTTGAATGGAAACGTGAATCCCTGCACCTTACCGCCTTGCCAGCTTCCACCAGCTTCTTCAATCCATTTCTTTGCTTCAGCATAGGACTTCTTATTAAATTGTACTTGAGGAAGTTTTAAAACATTGTCCTCAAGCGTGCAGTGCATGAGGATTTCCTCCACACTCCATTTACTTCCCGAATCATCCTTATTGCGCTTGTTGTTCTGCTCCAGTTCGTCACACCCCAACAGACGATTCAACGACTTCTGCACTTTCACACTTATTTCTGCCATCCTTGACATCCATTGCAGGATTGCAGTCATAAACTCCAAATCCACGTGTCCGGTCTCATCGTAAATGTTTTCCCTGTCTATCAATTCCGGAAGGTTATCCATAAACATGAAGCTACCATACAACGCTTCGATTAAATTCTTTTTTCTGCTCGTCATAACTTTTCTGTAAATAAATTCTTGTAGTATCAATACTTCCGTGTCCCAACAGGTCTGCCAACTGTACCACGTCATTGTTCTTTTTCAGATACATTTTTGCGAAGAAATGCCGGAAAGCATGAGGATGCATCTTACTTCTATCTATTCCGCACTTATCGCCCCAGTCTTTCATTGACTGGCACAAGCTTCTCTGTGTCAACCTTCCGCACTTACCAACTGCTACATATCCTGTCTTGTGACTCTCCTTTACGTATGCTTTTACTTCCGCCTGTAACTGCCTGCTGAAAAAGAACCTCCGGTACTTGTTTCCCTTTCCCTTTAGAGTGACTTCACCGGAAAGGATGTCATCCCACTTGAATTGGAAGAACTCGCTTACCCTAGCCCCGGTTGTAGCCAGTATCTTGATGAAGAAGTACCTGTCCCTGTTAGGACAAGTTTTCAAATACTCAAGCAGCCTGTTGTATTCGGCTTCCGTCGGAACATTCTCCGTATTCAACTCCTTCTTGAACTTTGGGCGCTTCAACTCTATCGGCTTCTTCATCCATTTGCTGAAACGTTCAAGTGCGGTAATTCGTAGGCGTATTGTTCTGGGAGACAATCCCTCATCCTCCAGCATCCGTACAAAACGCTTGTAATTGTCAACTGATACCTCGTTGGCGTATTCGAAATATTTCTTAATTGAAAAAGAATATATTTCCAGAGTGTGTGGAGAGTAATCTTCATCCTGTGTAAGGTAATAGATAAAATCGTTCATCAGTTTCATATTCTTATCGGAAACATCGCTTAGCTTCTCCAAAGGTTTAACGGTTTTCTCCTTTCGTGTACGAGAGTACCCAATACCAAGATAATTAAGGAACCCACATAGAGCATCTTTAATGTATGGTTTATCAGATAATTCAACAGCATTCTCTCTGATATATGCCCTATATCCTTTACGGTTAACCTGATAATCACTTTCAAGGAATGATTTTACGCCCTTAATTATTTTACCAATACTCTCATAACTTTTGTCAGTACTATACAAGTTAGTTATGTATTCTATAAATATTTTTTCTTTCTCATAATTCATAATTAATTCCACATATTAGGTCTATCTTTAATTCTCTTGAGGTAAGCGGCAATTTTACGGGAAGCATCTTCCCCGTTTTTAACGAATATCCTGGTATGGGTCTTGTCACCAGGTATTGCTACATACCTACCATTCTTTTCAATTTCACGTTGCCGTTCTATTTTCAATTCAGTACCGGAAGGATTCTTTTCAAGGTCTATTTTCCGCGGAATTAACGGGTCGCCTTCTGTTATCATATTATTAAAGTTTAAGTTTAACCATTCATAGATTTATAACACGAGATAAGTTCTGCAGTATTATTTACACCCAGTCGAGCTCTCATATTGTTGCGATGCCGGATCACGGTAAATACAGAAATATTCATTTCGTCTGCTATCTGCTGGTTAGTCATACCTGAAGCTATCAACTCAAGGATATTTTGCTCTTGAGTAGTCAGCTTAGTATTGAGAACCGGGGAACAAACTACACCACACAACTTACAGTCAGCTGTGTTTCGCAACGGGCATGACACCTGCTCGATATGCAGATTTCCTCGCAAGTCAATATCCAGCTGGAGCGTATCAAATGAACCGAAGTTACACCTGCAGAAACGGTGAACCATCATATACTCATAGTAGGAACGGTTCATGCTGCTTCGTGAATATAATTCAGATAAGGCTGCAAATGCACCTGGATATCTGTCATTAATTATTTGCAACATAGATTGAACAATATCCCGGTCTGTTTCTTGTAACACCTTAACCGGACCGTTCATAGGCTTAACCATCACATCCCCTTCAGGAGTGCTATAGAATTCGATATTTGCAAAATCAATCATGGCTTTTAGGAAATAATTCTTCAATGGGACGACCTAATACTTCAGATATAATTTTTTGTTTAAGTGGCGGTGGAGTAATCTGTCCAGATAACCACCTGTACACCACAGACTCAGATGTCTGTGTTTTCTCCATGAGCAGCTTCACTAGTTGTGTTCGCTCATTTGGCTGGGACTTGATGTCAGTAAATACCATTTTTTCAAGATTTTAGTTAATAATGGACGTAACTGAATCTTTTTTTACTATTTTCGTCACGTCAGAAAACTTTCGTCACGCAAATATGCGTAGTATTTTTCGCATATCAAAGTATTTATGCGATAAATATTTCGCATTAACAGTATATAACAGATGGGAAATAAGAAGAGTAATAGTGAGCTAAAAGAACGAATGCTGCAAATATGCGCTGAATTGGGACTATCAGCCAATAAGTTATCAGAAGATAGTGGTATGAGCCGTGAGTATATCCGACAAATGAAGGACTATATATCCCCTGAAATGCTGCGGTACATATCTCGCACATATCCCCACATAAATCTTATATGGCTAATAACCGGCGATGGGGACATAGTTAATAAGGCTAATGGCGAGGAGGTATCCTTGCTAATACGAATGCTGAATGAAGAGCGCGAAAAGAATAAATATCTCAGCGATAAAGTAGCACAACTCGAGGAGGAATTAAAAAAAATTAAGTCCTGA